TTAGTCCTCTACTTTCTTGATAATCAGTGGTTCCGGAATATCGACTTTAATGTCATCACCACGGGTGTTGTGTGCTTTTTTGTGCTTGGACATGTTCTCGTTTATCCAGCGGATACACTGAGATTGATATTTGGCTCGGTAATACTCGGTTCCTGTGTTTAAGCCTGCTACTACGTACATTTGTTAGCCTCCAATAGCTTCACAGCATCGTCTGCCGATCTGCATACGCCGTAAATTACTTTTGTTCCTGATATAGCGGCCGCAAAACGTTTTTGATCTTCACGAAGTCTTCCTTTTTCGTTTTTGCATTCAACCAGTACAGCACGTCCGTCCGCCTTACGTACCGCCGTAATATCAGGCCACCCAGGCGGTGGTCCTGCGTTGAAAAGTCTTCCGTCCACAGTTCTTACAGTTCCCACGTTCGTTCTAGCAACAACGCAACCGTGTTCCGATAGTGCCAGCATGATTTCTGATTGAATGGCATGCTCTGATTTCATGTATGCTCCTTTAATGTCGGACGTGACGGATGACGTGACGGATGATTAGAATCCTCTAGGCTTACTCTTGCAACGCTTCTAGCCTATTTGTGACGGATGTGACGGATGAATCGAAAAAATGAGTTTGCAGTATACTTTTTATATTTATCTATATATACTTTTTAACTATTCATCCGTCACAAGAAAGAAATATAGGATAAAGCCTTACAGCCGTAAGGGTTGTCGATAAAATTCATCCGTCACACCATCCGTCACACATCTTTCATATTTTTGCCCAATTTAAGCGCGGATCGATTTTTTCTTTAATTCCTAAATACATCCGCCCGTTTCGCTTTCTAACGTATTCGAACTTCTTCTGCATTTCTGCACCAAACTTTTGTTTGCGCATCTTGTACTCACCAGATTTGTCACACCAGTCAACATATTTTTGGTAAAGCTGACCAGCAGCGGCCTGATATCCGGGCCCTTTTTCACAGCAATCATTGATAAACAGTTCAAGAACATCCATTTCTGTTCGGTACTCATTGCTTGCATCTTTCACACTCTGCGGCGGCTCTAATCCTTCGCGCTGCCACTTAAGTGCTCCATCAACTGCCCAATTTAGAATCCCGATTGATTCACGTTCAAGCTTGTATGTGAGTCTTTTGTCTACCTGATCCACTGGCACTTGATGAGTAAATGGAATCAGCATCAATCTTCGCCAGATACCATCATCTGTTCCTCGAATAATGGGCTTGTGGTTAGTTGACAGCCAAAGCTTGAATTCTGGTTTGAATTCGAACTCTGATCCGTATAAAAAACGTGCGGTAACGGATTCTCCTCCGGTTAATTCTTTGATAAGTCCTTCATCTAGTCGGACGCCTTCATTTGGTTCACTTGCAGATACCAGACGAGCTCCCTTTAGTCTTGCAATATCGCTGTTAGCACCACCGCTAGACTGCTGAACCATAATTGATTTAGCTTGCATCGTGCGTGAATAGCTTCCGGCTATGTGCTTGAGAGTATCCATGAAAACAGATTTACCATTTCGCCCTGATCCGTAAAGGATAAACATGACCTGCTCTTCAACTGATCCTGTCAATGAGTACCCGACCGCTTTTTGAATGTAGTCAATTAATTCGTTGTCCCCATTGAAAGTCTGATTCAAAAAGGCTTGCCATTCAGGACACTCAACAGTGTCTGAATATTCAACGTTTGATTTCTTTGAGAACATTTTCTTGATGTCATGCTCGTGAAGAGTCCCATCAGATAAATCAATATATCCGTTGTCAACATTCATTAAGGTCTGATCAGCATCAAATTCATCAGTTGTCACCGGTAGACGATGTTGAATCTCATCTTCAAGCGCTCTTTTAGCACGATTTCCACGACTGGTTTTGCAAAACTTTGCCCATTCCTTCTCAGCTTTTTCCGGATCAACATCAGGAGGAGTTTTTGGCTTTTCTTTTTTCAAGTCAGCAACTACTTCGTCAATCATGGTTCGCAATAAGCCACGCTTATCAAGTTCCCAGAAGCTCCCATTGTAGATATACCAAGCCTTATCGATATAGCTGTACCTTGCGACATCACCATATCGATCAACAAACCTATCTGCATTGCCTGTGTCATCCCACGAACGAGGAGGAAACGCTTTTGGCTTACCAGTGTCAGTAATAAATCCAAGCTTATATTTAGGCTTTTCATGTTTCGGCTGATAAGTATCACGCACATCATTAATGGCTCGGTTGAGTGTTGAAACGCCGTAGGTTGTTTTACCGTGCTTCTCGTCCCACTTTGGTCTCATTAACGATGAATGTCGGAATATACTGTCCATCCGTGTGAAATCTCTGCCTGTCCAAAATGCCAAGTCATTTGCGAATGCCAGATCAGCCTCCGATTGAGATGGATATAATGGTTCCCAGCCTCCGTTGAGCAGTTTCTTAATTCGATCACCACTTTTAGATTTCAGCATTTTAATGATGATCTCATCTTCAGAAAGATTGTTAGGCACTAAATTGTACCTGCTGGGCAAATCGATGACGGTTTTTGGCTCCAAATACTTTGTATATATCCGCTTGAATTCCTCTTCTGCGGGAGAATTGATTGAATGAAACTTGCCAATCTCATCTCCAGTCATTGCAAAGAACCGTCCGCTTTGATACATCTCAACATTAGCTTTTCTTCGGCGTGTACCGGGTATTTCGCCTTTGACAATGATATGAATACCAGTACCAGACATTGACCTTTCGGTATATGACTTGAAAGTATTCATGAACTCCCATGCGACATTGTCGTCAGTTTGTCCCTCTTCTAGTCTTTCCAAATCATCGCCAATATGATCAACGTCAATTCCTACATATCCGTTTGCAAAGAAAAATCCAAGTCCGTCAAGGTCATAAGCCTGCAATGCTGTGATTGCTTCTTCAAAAGTTACCCACTGTTTCGAGTCCGTTGAGCTTGTTTTTGTGCCAGTTAAGGCAGAATAAGGAATCTTAGTATATTTATTTTTTTCTGGTTGCCAGATTCTGTGAAAGCAGCCCCATTGTTTTAGGGACCGTAGTTCTGCTGGAATGCGTTCATACATTCGTAATCCTCCTAGAATGGCAAGTCGGAATCGTCAACCGGTTCATGAGGCTGACTTGGTTGAGAATCATCTTTGAATTTATGAGCAACTTGTGGATACTTGCTAGCATGAACGCTCCACGGGGCCACTGTGTTCCGATCACCATATTCAGGGTTTTTCTCAACTTTTACATAAACTCGTACAGGCGTGTGATAAATAGCCTTGCAGAAATCATCGATGCTATTTAATGGAGTGCCTTCAGGGATCTTTGTCGCTTCCAATACATACTGGAGACCGTCCATATCGTATTGGTTCGTAGCTTTGCGCTTCCAGTTATCGAAAAAGACAACTCGGTTATGGTACTTTCCGTTCGTTTTTGGCTCTGCTGCATCAAGATCATTGCGAACCGTGAGACGTAGCTGTAGTGATTCTGATCCACCCTTGGTTGCAATTTCACCGGCCTGCGTAATGACCATTTCATATTCACCCTGTGGAAGTGGTGAAAAATCGTTTTCCTGGTTCTTGCTATAATCTGCGGTAATGAATGACATATTAGTTTCCTCCTAAATATTTATGTTTAAACGCGATGGCTTCGGCTAATGTGCTGAAGCTTCCATGACGTTTCCTCTTTCCTCTTGTGTACGTTTCAAACACCCACTTGCCACTTTGATTGACGAAGAATATTCCCTTTTCGCCGCTTTTTGACTTGACATTTGCGTGATTTCTACGACGCGCTTCGTTGATTACTGACATTATTTTCGTTTTCGATTCTTCTTCCGCTAAGCGGCGGTCACAATATTGGTAGGCTAAGGACGCCTGACGTTCAGTATCGAAGCTTCCTATATTAATCTCGTGGTGATTAACAGTGATCTTTGCTGCCCACTTGTTCCTGCGTTGCCTAACGCCCACGTGATCCCTACTTGTAGATCGTTTTTTGCGTGGAAAGCTTCCGCTGCCATTACCAACACGATTTATCTTCTTGAGCAGATGTCCCTGTTGGTGTTCCTCATATGCATTATTTTTTGTATTGAAGAAAAGAAGTACGCGGTTACTGTTTACAATTTTCCCGGTGTCCCCGACATATTCAAGAAATCCAAATTTATCACCACTTTGCAGCGGGATTCCATCAACTTTATATGGCTGATTTCCTCCTTGCACCATCTACGCTCGCTTCCTTTCCTTTAGCCATCCCCTAGCCACAATCTGGTGGTAAGCCCATCCAGGTTTATAGCCGCGTGCCTTTGCAATTGCGTACATGTCTTCTGGTGACTCGGCATCTTCGGCTTTCATTTGTCCATATTTTGTTTTTGAATAGTCCGCAACTATTTTGAATACTTTTTTGTCTACCTTTTTTAATTTGGCTGTAGGATCAACTTCAAGATCAGTGCCGTCTGCTCTGAATGAATATCCGCAAAGTGGACATTGCTTTACCTGTGCAGGAACGATTCCGTAACATTTTGGGCAGCTCTTGATCGCAGGTCCGTCTGATTTACCCCTGTGCTTTTCCTGCTTAGGTCGATCTTCAAGCGACCATTCACGGTCAGAATCAGGAAGACCAAAGCGATAAACGTTCGCAACATGATCAATAATGATTGCTCTTTTGTTCGGTCTATAGCGCATTCCTCGCATCGATTGCTGAATGTCGAGGACAAGAGAAGCAGTTGGCCTAAGCATGATGACAACGCCACATTCGGGAACATCAAAGCCTTCTGAGATGAGATCGACGTTTAATATGATTCTAATTTTTCCCTTTTTAAAGGCTGCCATTGCTTCACCACGATTCAAAGCAGGTGTTTTGCTGTCAACATGAATGGCAGATATACCAGCAGCATTGAACGTTGCCGCAACACGCTTGCTTTCTTCAATACTGTGGGCATAGACAATAGCCTGGCGTCCATTGGCCAACTTCTGGTAGTGACTAACAACATCACCAAAAATCATCTTTGTATTGGCCTCATCAATCGACTTCGTGGAGTAATCACCAGTTGATGATTTCTTTAGCTTTTCAACGTCAATTAAGGTTGGCGCATAGTAGTCAAAAGGTGCTAAGTAGTGATGTTCAATTAGCCACTTTACTGTTGGACCTTCCACCATGGTTTCATAAACATCCCCTAATCCTTTTCCTGAAAGTCTCCAGGGACTTGCTGAAAAACCTAAGCGTGGAACGTCTTTATAAAATCCATAAATTTTTAGGTAAGTCTTTGCCAAACTGTGATGTGTTTCATCAGTGATGATTAGAGTCGGTTTTGGCAATTTTCCTAAGCGTCTAGCAATTCTGCCAACAGTCATGATGGTGCATTTGCTCAAATCAACTCCGTTTGCAATAAAAGTCTTCGTGATTTGATCAATAAGTTCTTTTCTATGAACGGTGAACATAACGTGCCCGCCCTTCATGACTGCCAACCTAGCTATTTCGGCGATGATAACTGATTTACCGGATCCTGCTGGGCTGACTAGCAGTACAGATTTGTGACCGTCAGCCAGCTTTTCTCTTGCTTGATTAACTAGCTTCTTCTGGTAAGGATGAAGCTGAAACATCACTGTCACCTCCAAACTTAAAGAGGTCCTCAATGGCGCACGCAGTTCGATCATCCAAACGATTTTTGGCAAAAATTGCATCTGATCCTGCAAGGATAACTCCTCGGTGACTTGTCTTTGTGCTGATGACTACGCGTCCTACAACGTCTGTCAGGCCTAATAACCCGTCACGTACGCTGTCGCGAATTGCTGGCGCATACTGGCTGAATGATTGTCCGGTTTCGCTTGTGACGTCTCGTGTGTTCTCCCAAGCGGTTACTAGCACGTTAACTGGTGCGTCCATGAAGATCATGGTCATGATACGGGCAAAGTAATTTGTCCATCTTGAGTAATCCTGAAGCTCGTTGCCAATACCGTTTTTACTGTGCCTGCCCATCTCGACAAACCAGTCTTTTTCGAACGCTGATACGTTGTCGATCACCAGATTGTCATATCCGGAAACACGCTCAGCCAGATTTTTCAGGAACTCTTTCCATTCCTCGCTTGGCTTGCTTCGGTCAAATGGTTGCACGTCGATGTTCGGTGCACCGGATAGCACTTTGGAACTGTCATCCAGATCTAGCACGAGTGTTTTGCCATCAAGATTGCGGATAGCTGACGTCTTGCCGACGCCAGGCTTTCCATAAATCAAAACTCGCCAGTTCTTTGTTCGATCAATTGCAGATGCATGTTTAATTGGCTGCATCTACCGCACCCCCAGTCCGATGTTCTCAACCAGTCGCGCGTTTGGTACCTCGCGGCCAGCTTGTAACGCTTTCTTCAAGTCAGCTTTGTTGACCATTAACGTGGTCTTAATGAACTCTGGTGGCAACTTATTCGGGTCTTCTGGTGCTTCCACACTCAATGTTCTGCGTGTGTAAATGCTGAACAGTGGTGTATGAATGTGTTCACGACCAGTTTCAACCATCGCTTGCGCCAATCGTGATTTGATTGTCGCAGCGTTTTTCTTGGCACTTGTCTTGCGTTCTTGCAAACGCCTGATTTCAGCGTCGATTTCTTTGACGTCTGCTTCGACTGATTTATAGACTTTGACATAGCCAACCGCTTTGTCGTCAAAGTCGCCTTCAATCATTTCCATCGTGTCAGCAATCGCTTCTGGATCAGCGTTGTCACTTTCTGCCAGTCGTTGCAAACTGGTCAATTTGTCTGTTAAGTCGTATAATACTGACATATAATATTTTCCTTTCTATCAGTCGTTGGTGTGCATACCAGCGGCTTTTTTCATGGCTTGTTTGATAATGAATAGGATTGCGTGTGCGCCATCTTCCTGACCCATCGCATACGTTTGGTGGAAATCAGTATTGTCGGGGCCATAATCAGCAGCAACCTTGCGATATGCCGCGATCTGAAGGTTCGCTTCGGCTAGAATTCGTTTGTATTCCTCATTGGTCATCATGTCATCCCCTTAGTTTCGCTAGTCGTGCACGTAGCTTCCCGTTCTCGGCAAGCAGCATCTTTGCAATTGGCGTGTGGTTGCCGTGAATGACGTCTAACGTCAATTTGTTGTGTTCGTTCAGCAAATCACCAATGGTTCGTTCTGCTTCATTCAATCCACTGCCTCCAATTTCCGCTGTGGCCTAAGCAGTGACCAACGATCACGCCGAAGCCACCAGCAATTAGTAAATATCCAATCATTATTTGCCCTTCTCTCTAAGCGACCTTGAAATCTCTGGGAACCATTTGTCTAAGAAGTCGAGCCATGGTTTCGGATGAAACAGATACCCCTTTTTGCCAGGCGGTGGATATGAAACCACGGTATCTTGCAAGAACTTGTGGAAGCGTGGGACGTTCAAGATATTGTTAACTACCCACGTGTTGTTATGTCCTTCGACATAGCTTGTTGCGGTGGTGAGCGTCCACATGCCTCGTGCTGCTAGCTTGCGTTTTAACTCTTGGTTCTCCTTGATCATCTTTGTAAGTTCTTCTTCATCGACCGCTAAATACTTTTTGCTTGAAATCTGATCATCTTCAACAACCTGCAACAGTGGCATGGCATTTCCTCCTTTCCTGTGATCGAGTTATTGAGACAGCATATCTATTCTTTATTGCTACGAGTTAAACGCCCGATTGAATATAAATCACTAAACCCAAGTAGATCAGCAATTGAATACACATCATCGGCAACTAGGTCCAAAGTCTCGTTACTATTTAAGGGTGTACCATCTTCGCGCTGGAAATCGCGTGCTTCCACAATGCTAATCAAATCATCAAGTGCATCTTTAACGTTTTTAAAGTCGTCCATTTAGATATCCTCCTTGGCTCTATAGGCTGTGTTCGTCCACAAATTGTTCAAATAGTCCTTTCCCTGTTTTGCCACGATTAATTCGTGACATGGTCATCATCATATTGACCATGAAATCGCTGACGTCATCATTCCAGTACTCCATCAAAAATTTGAAGGGTTCACCAATTGGCTTATCAATTCCGTTAGCATTAATCGAATCCAACATGGTACTGAAATAGTCTTTGCATCCGTACTTCTTGCCGTCATAAGTTTTCTCTATTGGGAAAATGCCCATGAACTCGCGTGGCGTTAATCCTCCAACACTGGTTAGCACTTCCTCCATTTGTAAAAATCTGTCTTGCTGATCATCAAACTTAGCCGTACGGTCATAAAATGCATAGGCTTTTATCCCGTAGTACACGAGCTTTGGAACTGACCATTGTGCTACCTGCATGCAGTGCAGTGGACTTGTGTTAGTTGAAAGCTCAATCATCACCATCGATGAAATTCGCTCATAAGCAGCAAGCCGAAGATCAAAAAGCTTAGCTTCAGGTGTTTTAATCATTTGTCTACCTCATCAATCGTTGCCAAGCTGCTATCAACGTATTCTTGAATTGGTCTCAGGAGCGCCATCCATGTATAAAATGATCGATTCGTACCGTATGCCAAGATTGCAGCATTTTTTTCGGTACGATTGTTTCGATATGAAACTACAGAGCCTTCCATAGTGTCGAACTGATCACGAAGGGCTTCTAAAAGTTCCTTTGCTGTATAAAGGTCAAAAGACGCCATACCTAAATCAGGCGCTTTGGTGCTATTTGAAACATTTTTCATACTGACATCTCCTTTGTAAGCAAATCTTTTTTGCCAACTACAAATGTTTCGTAGTCCTTGGGCAAAAAAATAATCGAATCAAATGGTTGTCTAACTAGCTTTGCAAACTCAAAAGCTTTATCTGTTCGCAAAACTTTTCGATACTTCTCATAGTCAGCATAGGTTTTTGTGCTCATTCCCAGTGCTTCCGCTACTTCTTTCTGCGAAAAATGCAGATTGTTTCGTGCTCCTTCAAGCGTCAAAGCTGGTTCAATTTCTGTCATTTGCGTTCCTCCTTTCAACAACACTAAAGATACTACGAATGGTTAGTAGTTGCAATAACTTTTTGCAAATAAATTGTACTTAGGTATGTACTTTTCTACGTAATGGGTGTACATTATAGCCAGCATAAATAGGAAATGAGGAAACAAAATGAATACTGGAGACACCATAAAAAAACTAAGAAAAAGCCGCCGGATGACGCAATCTGATTTAGCTAACAGATTAGGAGTTGCCCCGACCACTGTGTCTTCTTGGGAACGTGGAGCTGCTTATCCATTAATGACTACTGCTAAATCCATAGCAGATATCTTCGGTGTTCCTGTTTCTGTGATTGCTGGAGAAAAAGAGGCCTCAAACATTGCTTCATCTATGCCTATACACTCATACAAATACTTAGACGCAGGGGTTTCATGTGGTGCCCCTGAATTGGTTGAAGCTTATACGAAAGACAACTTGGAAGAAATCCAATTATCAGATGCCATAATGGGACGCTACGCTGGTGATGATGACATTCTTATTATTCATGCCAACGGCGAATCAATGAACAGAGTTTTCCCTGATGGCGCGCTTCTCGCAGTAAAGCGGACAGATGATCTAAGCAATGGAGACATTGTCGTCTTCTCAATTGACAATGAAGATTTTTCTTGCAAACGTTACTATAGAAACGATGAAGCTAAAGTAGTCTCTTTTCAGCCTGACAGTGATGATCCTCGTTTTGAACCATACGTTTATCGTTATGAAGATGCAGACAATGTCGCTATATTTGGCAAAGTAGTCGTGTACACGGTAGTTCTATAAAATCTTACGTCCAAACCCTGATCGACGTTAAAAGCTGCCTTGGAGGGATTCATTGTGAAGAAATCTTTGTTGGCTGGGCTATCTGTACTGTCTGTTTTTTTGCTTTCGTCTTGCGGAAATAGCTCTAATTCCTCCGCTAACGCCAATAGCAAAATGCAAAAATCAGAGGCTTCAAAGACGTCAAAAACTACCGCTAAGCGAGTACGCGGAAAATTAACTAAGGTTGGAACTTATTCAGTCAGAAATGGTGTAAAAGCTACTCTGGTTAAAATATTTCACCCAAGTCAAAAACTTGCTTTTAAAGAAGATCATAAGAGCATAGATGTCGGTTTTGACGATATAAAAATCATTGAAAATGATATTCAAGATTCGTCAATTAAAAAGGATCTAGAGGATGTCTATAAAACAAGCATTTCTGGCAACAAATTTTATACCGTTCAAATTGACTTCAATTTAACCAACAAAACTGGTAATGATGCATACTTGGAGGGTCTCAGCACCCTAACTATAGGAAACAGAAGCCTTAGTGACGGTCAATTTTACGATCCCACTCCGGGTGTAACAGTATCGAATAACGCTACTTATTCAAACAGCATTGTCGCTGTCGTTGACAAAAATGAAACAAACTTTTCTAGGCTTGGAATTGCTTTCGAAAATATTGACGAGCCTGGCCAATCAAATATGTTAATGCAGCCAACATCTTCACAATATCTTAACTTAAATTAGTCCCTTCCCCCACGCGAGCGGCGTCCCCGTGCAAGCCGGAGAGTGGGGCTGGATACAAAATAAAAAGCGCCTACCCCACTGGCTAAAGTGAACGGGTAGACGCCTAACAGAACGTGACTGCATGATTAGGTGCAATAGCACCCGTCTGTATTGTAGCACAAGGAGGTGTAAATGATGGCAACATTTAGAAAACGCGGCAAGTATTGGGAATACCGAGTTAAGTATACGAATGCCGCTGGTAAACAGTTGGTTGCTTCACACGGCGGTTATCGGTTGAAATCATCTGCGCAAGATGCTGCAGAAGCTGTAGAAGATGACCTCAAACGTGGTGGCGATCCTTCCAAAGCTGGGACACTGTTTTTGGATTATTGGGATCAATGGATTGATGCTTATAAGTCAGGCGATAAGTCCCTCAATACTGAATATAGATACACGTTGCTAAGAAAACATTTGAAGTCACGTTTTGACGGCCGTAAGCTTGGCTCAATCCGTCCAATCGAATGGCAACGTTTCTTGAATGATTTTGCTGCCGGTAAGGACCGCAAGAAAGAGACCACACGCAAAGGCCCTCGCGAACGCTCAAAGGATATTGTCAGCAAGATGAATAGCTATGTCCGTTCAATGGTTAAGGCAGCCATCAATGATCGTCTGCTCTTTTCTGACTTCACTTTTGGTCCCCAGTTTACAATTCAAGTGCAACACCCTGACGACTAGACCATAAAGGCCTTGAAGACCTATTCTTGTTAGTGCTAGCTAAACAAGAAAGCAGGAATCTTCATGACCCACTCTCAGACTAACACCCACAAGCATTACCAACAACTCAGTTTTAGCGACCGTGCTACAATTCAGGCCCTTCAGGCTGCTGGTGACACCGCGACCGTGATTGCACAGAAGCTTCATCGCAGTAAAGCGACAATCTCACGAGAAATCACGCGTGGATCTGTAACTCAGCTCGACTCGAAGCGTCACTCGCATCAAGTCTATCTTGCGGAAACTGCCCAAGCCATGCACGACCGTAAACGCGATAGAACCGGTCACTACGCCTTTCTTAAGACCGGCCGTGCGTTCTTCAAGGCTCTCGCCAGGGAGCTTACTCGTAAGCCGCGCGTACACAGCGTTGATAGCTTCGTACACTTCTATCGCGACCAGGGCAAGGCTTGCCCTTCAACGACAACTGTGTATCGCTACATCGACGCCGGGCTGCTTGAGCTAGACAACATGACACTTCCCAAGAAGCTCCGACGCCGCATCAAAGGCTATAAGAACGCCCACAAGCGCAAGAATAAGAAGATATACGGCGACTCAATCGAGTTGCGTCCTGCGGCCGTGAATGACCGCACAGGCGTGGGACATTGGGAAGGCGACTTGGTCAAAGGTATTCGCTTAGCTGATGAGCCAGCATTAATGACGCTCACAGAACGGTACAGCCGGACTGAGATCATCGTCAAGATTCCTGACTATCATGCGGGCACCTGCCTTAAAGCCTTGCAGGACACGATCGACGACTACGGGGCCAAGGAATTTGAGAGTATCACTTTTGACAATGGTTCCGAGTTTGCCAAGTTATCAGAGATTGTTGGAACCCAGATTTACTTCGCACATCCGTACTCGCCTTGGGAGCGTGGCACAAACGAGAACGCCAATGGACTGCTTAGGGAATTCTTCCCGAAAGGGAAGTCTCTCAGAGCAGTTACCCTGGTTGAAATTCAAGCAGTCCAATCCGCACTGAACCATCGTCCCAGACGTATTCTGAACTATCTTCGCCCATGCGATTACTACCGATGCATGGCGTAACAGCCTAGACCACTATCAAGAATTCGTTATCATCGTTGCACTTGACTTGAAAATTGAGGACTTCACTTTTGGTGCCAAGGTTGGTGGAATCCGTTCAGGAAGCAAAGTTAAAGTACTTGATCAGGACGACTTTGCACAGGTTAAGTCTCAGGCGGCCGAGAAGGCTTCATATCGAAGCATAGGGGCGCTTGCAGTGTATTTAGGGGCAATGACAGGCATGCGAGTTTCTGAGGTTCTAGCACTAACGTGGGCTGATATAGATACTATTAACAACGTGATACATGTTACCCGTTCTTGGGATCATCAGTATGGGACTGGATTCAAGCCGACAAAAACCGAAGCGTCAATACGAGATATTGAAGTGTCATCAGCAGTTATTAAGCTACTCGAGCGCATTCATCAAGAGCAAATGGCAGCATACTTGCGAACTGGTTATAGAGATGCCGATCAAATGATCATGCGGAATCAATGGCACACGGTCATTACTGACACAGCCTGCAATAAGGCACTTGCGATTTTGCAAAGCGATGCAGGGATCCCAAAAGAAAAACAAATTACTTTCCACGGCCTACGTCACAGCCACGTTAGCTATCTAATTAGTCAAGGCATTGACATCTATTACATCTCAAAACGTCTTGGCCATTCAGACATCACAATCACCATGCGAGTATACGGTCATCTTTTGGACTCTCAGAAAAAGAAAGAAGCTTTGAAAGCCACGGCTGCCATGGATCGGCTTTGA